AGTGGCAGGTTAAAAATGGTTAATTACAAATGATAATTAAACCTCAACCCGTACAAGAAAAGTTCTTACAATCAAGTGCTGATGTGCTTGTTTTTGGCTCGGGAGCAGGTGTCGGCAAGACATTTTCTTTATTAGTTGATCATTTGCGTTGGACTCAAATACCAGAGTATCGTGGATTGATTGTGCGTAAAAGCTACAGCCAGATATTCAGCGCAGGAGGGCTTTGGGATGAGGCTAAGAAGATTTATTCTAACTTCGGTGCTTATGGTATTAAAACACCTAATCCGCGTTTTGTTTTTCCGTCAGGTGCTGAGGTTCTTTTCAAACATTCAAATCGTGAGGCTGAAGTAGAAGACAATTTCCAAGGTATTCAGGCTGATTTAATCAGTATTGACGAGGCTGCAACTGGTTTTACATTGCGAGAATTTCTTTATATCAGTTCTCGCTTGCGCTCAATGACTAACATTGATTCTTATATACGATTGACGTGTAACCCTAACCCTAATAGCTTTATTCGTAAAATGATTGATTGGTATCTAAAAGACGATGACACGCCAGATTTTAGCAAGTCTGGTTTTATTCGTTGGTATATCATGGAGAACAATGAATTTATATGGGCTGATACAAAACAAGAATTGATAGAAAAGTTTAATAGACAGCCAGTAAGTTTTACGTTTATCCCTGCTGTGCTAGAAGATAACCAAGAGTTATTAAAAAAAGAACCTAACTACAAACAAAAGCTAGAGAATTTAAGCGCACAAGATGTTGAGGCACTGCTACATGGCAGTTGGGCAGTTGTTGACAATCCACTTGCTTTATTTAAGCAGTCAGATATAAACAAATACCGCATTAATTCATATGACTACTTACAAGCTAAAAAGATAGTTATCGCTATTGACCCTGCCGGAACTCACAACAAAAACAGCGATGACACTGGGATCATTGTTGCAGCAGTTGATCACAACAACAAGTGCTATATACTACAAGACGAGACAGGAAAATACACGCCTGAGCGTTGGGCTGAGATTGCTATTAGTCTTTACGATAACTATCAAGCAGATTGCATTGTCGCAGAAAAAAACTACGGTGGAGACATGGTAGAAAGCACTATAAGATCACAGGCAAAGCTATTAGGTCGCTCAGATATAAAGCCAAAGCTTGTTAATGCAACACGTGGTAAAGCTGTTCGTGCTGAGCCAGTCAGTTTATTATATGCAAGTGGCGAAGTTATACACGTTGGCTATAATCTTATTGATTTAGAAAAAGAAATGACAAGTTGGGTGCCACACGATCCTAATATGCGCTCACCCAACAGATTAGATGCTGTCGTTTGGGCAGTTACTGAGCTAAGCTTAAATAAAGTACGCGAGCGTAGGGTGTTTGTAGTTTAACCACATGTTATAAGCTATAATAACAACAGGCTTAAAAATGGAGTGACAAATGGGCATTTTTTCAAATAGAAAAAACTTAAGATCTGAATTGCAGACGCTCAAAAAGCAAGTTGATCAATTAAACGCTATTAAATCTTTTAGCATTTATGATAACGGATATTTTGCGGGTGAGAGTCAATATAACGCAAGCGTTTTGACAGCATTGAAATTATACGAACAATGTTCACCACTTTTTATGGTTGTTGACAAAATTGTTAGCGCATATATTAACGTACCATTCAGAATTAAAGATAAAAATACTGATGAATTCATCGAAAATCACCCAGTTTTAGAGTTGTTAGAAAAGCCAAATAGTGACGAGTCAGAATTTAGCTTTAAAGAATCTTTAGCAACGTCATTTTTGATAACAGGTAATGCGTTTTTGATAGCGTCAGGTAATATAAACAGAGAGCCACTTGAGCTTTATAATTCATCGGCAAGGTTTTTTAATCCAATTATTGAGGGCAGAACAAACTTTAATTTCACACCCAGTCGTTATTTATATACTGCCTTTAATGATTCTATTGTTTTTAAAGCTCGAGACGTAATAGACGGAATACGATTTTACAATGACGACATAATGGAGCTTTATCACATCAAAAGATATAACGCGCAATATGGCAACAATAATTCTTTTGGAATGTCTAAAGTGTATCCGTTGTTGCGTGAGATTGAGCAGTATGTTTCAGCCAATGTTAACAACATATCATTGCTTCAACGTGGCGCTAGGATGTCTACTATTTTTCAAAATAACAGAGGCGAGGAGTTAACCGAGGCACAATACGAAAGGGCAAAAGCAGAAGCTGAAAGATTTTCAGGAAGCGAAAACGCAGGAAAGACATTTATAGCTGATGGTTTTGAAGCCAAAGAGGTTGGGCAAACTAACCGCGATATGCAATTTAAAGAGATGCAAGACGCGATGATTAGTCGAATTGCTAACGTGTATGGCGTGCCTTTAGCTTTATTACTTGATAGCACAATGACTTTAAACAACTTGCAAACGGCAAGGCTGCATTTAGATAAAGACGCTGTTATCCCGCTTGCTAATAGAATCAATAAAGAGCTAACGCGCTTTTTAATGCCACGTTATAAGAACAGCGAAAACTTAGAATTTGCAATTGATATAACTCAGATTGAAAGTCTAAAACCTGAAACATTAGCAAATGCTCAAATCATGGCACAAACAGGCGTTAATACTATTAATGAGATAAGAAATGAGCTTGGTTTTGTTCATATTGATGACGGTGATAAATTAACAAGCCAACAAAACAGCGTTGACGTGAGCAGTTTGCTTGAAGATCAAGATCAAAGTGATAATGAGCCAAATGACGCAGAAAAATCTGCATATTCTAAATTTTATGCAACGATGAAAAGCGATAATCTCAAAGATGAGGAAATACAAGCATTATGGCTATTGGCACGCAACAAGTAGAAGTAGCTTTAAAGCTAAAACAAGAATCAGAATTTCAACGAGCATTGATTCCTATATACACACAAATTATAAAAGAATCAACAGAGCATTATGCAAACACACAACAAGCTAAAAATCTTGACGAGTATTATCAGTCAATAGCAGCAACAACTTTTCTTGCATGGCTTTTAACTAGAAAATCATTTAGTGTTTTAATGTTTAGAATATTTAAACAATCAAAATCATTTATGCGCCTAATGCATCAAATCGCAAGAATTGATACGACAGGACGAACAACGTCTTTTAATGTATTAGATGGCATAAAATCTAGCGCTGATACTAAAAACCTTTCACACATGAACACATGGGTAAATAAAGCAACTGAATCAGTAACAGCTACAAATCAAAAGCAATTAGTTGCGATAGCGTCACTTGGTTTGCCAGTTTTTGAGTTTAGAGAAAAACTAAAAGAAACATTCAACAAAAGAATAGACACAATTGCGGCAACGACAGTCCAAGAAGCATCTGAGAGTACGAAAGACAGTATATTTACAGAGTCAAACAACGTCATCAAGACGCATTTACCTGATGCTAAACCGCTAAAAAAACAATGGATAGCTGTTTTAGACGACAGAACACGCCCAGATCATGCAGCAGCTGATATGCAAATAAAAGAAATGAACGAGCCTTTTGAAGTCGGTGAGTCTTTGCTTATGTATCCAGCTGATAGCTCACTTGGTGCGCCATTGTCGCAAACAATCAACTGTCGCTGCATTAGTGTTATAGCGGGTTTGTTCACTTTTTAAATATCATGCTATAATGTATGGCATATAACCAAGAGGGATTATTGCGATGGAAAAACAACAGTTTATTGTTGATTTTAAGATTGAGAAGCAGGAAGAAAATAACGACTTTTTCGAGTTCTCAGGGCTTGCTTCAACATTTACTAAAGACACTGATAACGATATTATTCAAAAAGGTGCTTTTTTAGAGTCTATATCTAAAGAACTACCAGTTATTTTGTTTCAGCATGATCAAAAGCAACCAATTGGCGTTGCCATTGAAGCACATGAGACAAATGACGGATTGTTTTTAAAAGCACAATTGCCAAAAGACGATGATTTAGTGCGCGGCAGAGTGATCCCTCAAATGCGCGTGGGTAGTCTGCGTAAAATGTCCATTGGTGCAACAATGACGCGCGATGATTTTGAATTAAAATCTGATACTAGAATCATTCATAAGATGGACTTAAAAGAAGTTTCACTTGTTACATTCCCTGCTAACAAGGGTGCTGTTGTCCAATCGTTTAAATCAATAGATTATCAGATCGCAAAAGAGATTAAAAATAAAAGAGAATTTGAGTCACTCTTAAGAGATTTGGGAGTTTCTCAGAAAGCAGCCGTGTATCTTGCAAGCAAAGCTGATTTTGCCGAAGATTGCGAAAAAGAGTTAGTAAGTAAAATCAACAACATAATCGGGAGACTTGAAAAATGTCTGAAGAATTGAATAAAAAATTAGATGAGTTGGGTCACGCTATTGAAGCGTCACAACAATCATTGGAAAAAGGATTAAAAGAAACGTCTGCAAATGCAGCGGCTGAAGTAACAAAAATTGCACAGCAATTGCAAGATCAAGAGCAAAAGCTAAAAGCGCTTGAGGAGGGTTCAAAGTTTTTAGAAAAGCAGCTTGCAAAGGGTGTGAAAACAGAAGTTTCTGAAGAGTTTGAAACCGAATATCGCGAGCAAATGACTAAATACTTGCGCAAAGGTCATGCTATCGAGTCTGATTTAGTCGAAAACGTGTGCAAGTCAATTGTAAATGATTCATTGATCGGTGTTTCAAAAGATCAAAAAGAAGCAATTAGTAAGTCATTATTTGCGGGCAATGATCCAAGCGCGGG